CCGCCCCGTCATAAATTCTCGGAAGCGAGGGAAGTTCGTTTAAGAAATTCCGCTCTGAGGCAAGCCCAAGAGTGCTAATCGGAAAGCGGGCAATTTCTTTAATCATTGCAACTGAATACATCCCGGAAGTATAGGTAGCGTCATTTCTAATCGAGTCTATCTGGGCTATACCTGCGTCACCAGCTTGAAGCGGCACTGCATAGTTATACTTTCCTGTTCCTGTTGCTCCCGTGTATAGGATATGCGAGTTTGAAGCGGCAGTCTTTCCGATTGGATAGGTTGTTGGCGTTCCCCTTGAGCCAGTTTGAGTTGAGTTGGTGTAGCTCAGGATAAGGTTCGGCGTTCCTGCTCCCAACGCCGTTGCCTGCGGGTTGAAGAATATCGCCTGCACCCCAGCCCCGTTCGTGTATCTCGGAAGCAACCAGTTTAGGGTGTGCGTTCCAGAGCCAGTGTCGGTGATGTCAACTGCTGTTCCTGCTATCGCATTGGCGTAAGAAGAAGCCAACTTAAAGGTTGAATCTGATACCCGGATGTAGTAGTAGTCTGTTCCCGTTGAGAGCCCTGCCGGGAGTGTTCCAGAGGTCGTGCACCTCACCCTTGTTCCCACCAATAGGTTCGATGGAATGTTAGCAGTCGAGGTAAATGTGCAGAGATCAGAGGTTTCTGCCGTGAAGGTGTCTGTCTGGGAAAGCGTGTTCGTGGTTGACTGAGCAGTCGTAGTGGTCACGGCTGTGACCCTGTAAAACCCAATCACATCAACGAGTGATATAACGTTAGGCACGGTGGTCGCCGCCGCCGTCACAACGTGCCCTGAAGCCAGATACTTATAGTAGGTCGGCTGGACGTTCCCCCCGTGAAGGAGAGATGCTGCCGAACTTGTTGAGTCTTTGACTGCCTGAAAGTTTAGGGCTGTTCCAGCGTCAAAGATTGCGTCAGCTGGAGGATTACCACCTCCACGAAAAAGAGTATGCCACTCATTAGCCACCGCCGCCGCAGTGGGATTAAAGTTTTTTCCCCAAGTGGCATCCCACTTTTGACCATTGCTGAACGCGCTGATTACTTGGTCGAAACTTGCGAATCCTGCCATAGTTTTAACTTAATAATTATTTCCAAATTACTTTCAAGTCTCCTGTGAACGTCGTTGAGCTGATGGTTGTGGAGGTCGGATGTATCACGAAATTCAGAAAAGCATTGTCGTAGATTCTCGGAATGGTGTTGTCGTAGAGCAAAAAATCCTTATCGTTGGCGACCCCGACCAGCACACCTGTTGAGGCAACCACCTCTCTGAGGGTGATATAGGCTAAGGGCTTAACCAAGATGACACTAAACAGCCCCGTATCTGCTCCCTGCATTGTCACTGATTGAATCCGTTGAACTCCTGTGTCGTTTTCTTGCAATGGTATGAACGCGCTAGCTCCATTAACCTGGGTGGACGCTGAGTTCGTGATAGAGCCCACAGAGGTTGAGGTGTTCTGCCTAAGCTGAGGCGTCACCCTGTCAGCTACCCCGTCCTGATTGGTGTATTTAATCGTGAAATACTGGTTTCCTGTTCTTGCCCCAGTGGTGACGGCAATCATCTGGACTCCCTCTCCATCCGTGTATCTTGGAAGCGTGACAGTGTTGGTCATTGTCTGCTCGTCAGTTGTCCCGTCATCAACGGTCGGGTAATAGAGAAGATAATCGCATAGAACCATAGTAATCGGGCAAGGGGTCGTGGTCGAGGAGCAAAACCCTTGAATCTGAATCGAGCGAAGATACTTCTCACTTGGTGAAACATTTGCTCCGTGAAATAATCCCCCGTCCTCCGACTGGGTGATAGCCTTCGCAGTAAGGGGCGCGGCATCAAACCAATATTTCGGGACTGGCATACCGGGACTCATAGACATATCAAACCAAATCCCTGCGGTTGAACCTTGCGATGGGACTTTTCTGAACCGATAATATCTGCATCTTCCTTCCTGCTCTGCATCTATGATGTCTTTGATTCCGGTTAGCATTCTTTAGCACTTAGATTAAAGCTAAACTCTCGACCTGTCTTTTCATCTTTCACCCTAATGTCTTCCGCGAAAATTCCGTCTTTTCCCTTTTGGAAAAATTCAATCGCGGCAAGAGCGAAAAACGTGTGCTTTAGAATCACAACCGAGCTGTCGCTCAAATTGTTATTCTTTTTAATCTCTGATAAGTCGCCTCTCCCTTTTAGAGAGGCACTCATTTCAACAGTTTTCATATTAGTCTTCAGTTACAGTTAGTCCAGAAGCCGCAAAAAGCGGAGTAATACCGGAGCTTACCGACCGCGAAGCTGTCAATGCACCTGAATACAGAATCTTAGTTGCCCCAGACCCAGCGGTCGTGATTGAAACATAGGTCACTACTTCAGAACCAGAAGAACATTCCGGGAATTGGATTTGAGCCGTGTTGGTCACCGAGTTTCCTGAAACCGTCCAGCCCCCTGAAGTTCTAGCAACCGCCACTCGCGCATAAGACCCGTAGGCGCACTCGCTGGTTTGCGCTGTTCCGCCTTCTCCGGGGTCAGCCGTGTGGAGCGCGACATAGAGGCTTCCGGTTGTTGCTGAATTTTGAAGCCCTGAAGCGTCTCCGATGTCCGCAATGTCTACGTTGTTGAAAATGAGCTGCAAGAGGTCATTTTCAAATGTATTTCCTTTCGACATATTATTTGATGGTTACCTTATTATCCTTTATTGTGATTGTCTTTTTATCCAGCTCCTCGACCTTGAGAGCCATTTTGCGACAAATCTTTTCTTTTAGAAGTCGGATAGCAAGCTCTAGCTTGTTGTCCTCCTTCACTTCTTCTACTTTTTCTTTTTTCATAGAATTAAATATTAAGTATAATCGTAATCCTTATTTTCTCTGTCTGCCCAAGCGGTGTCATAATCCCCTGTTCCGCTAGCCACTTCCCAGACACCAGTTGCGAGAGTCTTTCGCTTGAATTTCCAGCCATCAGCTGAGGCGAACCCGTAGTATTTGTAGGTCGCGTCTTCGTCAGACTGGATGTAGTTATAGGCGGTCGAATCGCCCTCGCTCGAAACTTTCAAGTTCCCGCTTCCGTCAAAGTTGAAAATATTTCCCCAGTTTCCGCTTCTGATTTTCGGCAGAATCTCTGCCAGTTTGTCGGAGATTTCTTTTGCCGTTTCCTTTGGAAATTTTTTAAGATCAATTTGATTCTCAACTTTGACGGAAAAAGTCCACTTTTTGAGTTTCTCAAATATTTTTTCAAGCGGCTCCCAAGAAAAAGTGAATTCTTTCCACCAGCGCGGCTTTTCAACTTCAACCGGCTTTGATATCTCGACTTTTTTCGGGATTTCAATATCTTTTACGGCTTCCGTGAGCGAGACAATTAGTTTTCCAAGAACGGTGTACCCCGCCTCTTGCGATTCAATGATTTTCGAAAAGGATATTTCCCTTGGCTTGGCTCCTTTTACGGCCTTCGCAAGCTCATCCAGCTTTGCAAGTGTTTCCGGGTGTTTTTCAATCATTTCCCCGATGGTGTCAATCACCGCCGCGTGGCCGTTTTCCAGCGAATTATTTATCTCGGCAAGGGATGAAAGAACGTCAGACAAGTCTATTTCCTTTTCCTCGACAATATCCTTTATCTCGCCCAGAATCTTCTCGCTTATTTTATTTTGCAAATTCAGCGAATGGAGATAGCGGACCTTTTCAGCGTGGCGCTTGGCCTCGTTCCCCGATTCCGCTTTGCCGTCCCTGTTTTTTTGCCCCTGCAAATTAAGAAGATAAAACAGAAGACGTCCAACAAGATCTTGTCCGTCTTCAGCTTGGGACTTTTCAGTGAGATATTTTTTGAAATTTTCAGGTTTCACTTATTTTTTCTTCTTTTTTGAAACGGACTTTACTTTTGCCTCGCCGAGAATATCTTTTGCGGCGACCATCTGCTCTTTGGTGAGATAGTCTCTTCTCGCGCGGACAAATCCTTTTTCTTCTTCGGTGAGGGCGTCCGCGTTTTCCAAAAGTTCGGCGAGCCGTTCTTTGATTTCTTTTTCCATTTTGGAGAATTTAATTATTACTCTGGCTCTGCTCCCCGAAAGGAGCAGAATAGAGCAACAATCTTAGGAGAATGTCGCGAGAAGCATCGCAGCCGCCTTTCTTCGCTCGTCAGCCACTTTAGCCCCGTAAGCGAACAGACCTTTGATTTTTGATCCAAAGTTGTTCTCGGGATTGACGACTTCGATCGGAGAAATGAAGCCATAGCCAGCCGTCAGGAATGACTTATGCCCCGCCATCACTTTGTAGCCATCGGTATTATCACCAGCCACATTGGCCGAAGGAAGAACATAAAGATCCATTCCGTAGGCTTTTCCGATTTTCCCGTTCTGCACGGTTTCCTTGTAAACAACCTCAATGTCTCGGTTAAATTCGGCTGCCGTGAGAAGAGCCGACTTTGCGTCAGCCGGAAGGATGCACCAGCGGTCGTTCTGCGGAACTTCCGCGTCATCGAGCATCTGGCTCAATGTGAGTAGCCGTCCAGCGATTTCCGTCTTGGTTGTCGCAAGCGCAGTGTTCGCCTGGATGACATAAGTCGCACCGGCGCTGATTGTCCCACCTGTGTAAGCTGATGTTTCGTCGTCGCTGTCGTCTTCAATGACGATTGACGTCGCGCTGGTGTAGGTTTTCACCCGGTACCAAGCCGAATGACCAGTAGCCTTGAAGGGCTTACCAACCATCGCAGCGGTGAAAGTCGTGCCAGTTCCGGTTACTGCACCAGTCCCAGTCGTTACGGCGACTGTTCCGGTCGTGTAGTTGGTTCCAAGCCAGTGTCCGGACGCGACGTCAGACCAAAAAGAAGTGGCGTATTGGTCCATCAGCTTTTTGAGCTTGTCGCCGGCCTGCTGAATTATAGTCGAATTCGGATCTTTAACCTGCGACTTGAAAACAGACAGATCAGGAATAAGATCAGCCAATGCTTTGAACTGGTCGATAGTCAAAGTGGCGATTGATTCCGTGATAGCCGTGAATGACAAGTCAGATCCGGAGAAGGTAGACCAACCGTTTGAGTAAAGGGTTGGAATGTTGAACTTCTGAAAGCGCGATTTGATATTCTTGGTTGTGCGCGGGTTTGAGTCGCCAGGCGTGAAGTAATCTTTGTTGGTGATATCGTCAAAGATGCTTCGGGCGAAAAAAACCTTGAGCACTTTCGCTGTATACTCTTGCGCTACAGTCGTTCCGAATGTTGCGGGCATTTATTCGAATACCTGCATCACCTCTTTGCGGATGAGTTAAATTATTAAATTTTTGGGTGTTTTCCCTCTTTGAGGCGCCGGTAGTATGCTTGCTGATCCGTTTTCATCAGATCGTCCAAGTCTTCCCACGAGTCCTCTTTGGGGGCATCCCCGCTCTCGCCGGAGGTAATCGCGCCTTTTTCCGCCTGATCGGCAAGTTTTATAGACGCTTTTTCCGCTCCGACTTTTTTGGCGTTTTCGAGCGCTGTTTTAAGGCGGGACAACGCCACGGAAACCTGAATATTGTATCGGGGATTTCCGTCCGAATCGGTCAGAAATTCCGAAAGCAACTCATCAAGTTCCTTGTTGTAGGAAGAAGATTTAGGATCGAGCTCTGGATTAGTCTTGATTGTTTTTTCATAATCCTTCACCCAATCGTTGGCCATATTCCGCTGCTCGGCAAGTTCCTCGCGCGCCGAAAGGCGCTGTTCGATGATCTCGTCAAGTTGTTCTTCAGTGAGAACCTGCGGCTCATTGCCTTCTTCTCCTTCGTGCCACGGCAATTCTCTTTTAGTGAGAGAACTTTTCAGCCGTTTGTTTTCTTCAAGAAGGTTTTTAATCCGGCGTTCGGCTCTTGTCGGCCGATACTCTCGTTCTTGGGGTTCTTCCTCGACTTTTTGTTCGTCGGGAGTTTCTTGAGCTTGTTCATTTTGCTCACCCTCCGGAGTAGTCGTGCCAGCCTCTTCCGGCTTTTCCTCTTGGGAAGTTTCCGAAGATGTCGTTTCTTCGGCGGGAGTCTCCTCCCCGGCGTTTCCCTCTTCCTGCGGAACGCCTGCCATCGCATAAGCGATTTTGTCTTCGACTTTTGCTTCCTCTGGCATAATTTTTTTGTCGACCAGTGCGTTGGTCGTCCTTACGATTTATGGCCCAAAAGGGCTTAGAGTTGTTCCCGTATCGACCGCCGGGAACAAATCTAAACCTTTTTGCGTTTTTTTATAATCGGATTTCCCTGCTTGTCCATTCCCAATAAAATTTTATCTATTCCGATGCAGAATGAATGCCTGACTGGACAACTGTCGCAAACGATATACGGCCCTTCTTGGCGCCAAACGTGCCCTTTCAGGTGAACATACGGCACCAGTTCCTCGAGATTTGTCTCATAAACTTCCGGGCGCAGCGCCAAGTCATTTTGGCTCTCGGTTTTCCCTGACGTATTTTGCGATCGATTCCACATGGTCAATTATTTGCTTTAATTTCAATTTGGATATGTCAATCGCCATTCGACGAGCTGCGTATACTTCCAAACTCTCGCCCGGATTGATTTCAGCGCCCGATTCCAATTCTTCGATCACGGCGTTGATGTAGTTTTTTATATCTTTCCAGCCTTCCGTTTCGGCCGTTACTAAAATTTTGTCATCGGAAGTCAAAACGGCGTCTTTGTCCTTAACCTCTTTGAATCCTTCAAAAAAACTGGTGTTTGTGATTGGAACATCCGTCTCCATTTTATTACGCCATCATATCGGCAGTTTCCTGCTCGACTTGCGGCATTACTGGCAATTCTTGGGGGATTTCTTCGGGAATGGTGGCTGAATCCGGCCCGATTCCCGGCTCTCCTTCGGGAGTTTCCGTTTTTTGAATTATTATTTTATCCCAGTCCTGCGTTCCCGAAGTGATAAGATATCTCTTGAACATTTCCCCGATGTCGACCGTTTGCCCTTTCATTTCAAGGGCCTGAATTATCATCGGGTTTTTGAGAACGAGCGCCATCAGATTTC